ATTCCGGCGTCCCCACTTCGCGTAGTACATTCTCCCTAAAAGCATATAGAGATCAAATAAACGACTCTAATGACGTAACAAACGATGTTCAGTTTACGGCAGAAGAATTAACAAAGTATATAGATTTAACTAGAGACAAAGAACAAGATCCATCTTCATTAACAACTAACGCTATTGGCCCGAACAATCCAAGTCCAGAAAATGATGAATCTTTTGGTACAGATAAGGAGTGGGTTCCAGAATCTAAACCAGATTTTAATTTCTACAAAACAACTGGCCATGACTATTTTGAAAGTGCTCCATTTTCAGCACCAGAGTTAGTATATAATGTTAAAAGAGATTATGGTATAGATATTACAGAGGAACAGGCAAAGGAAATTATTGATGCTAATTTACGTTGGTATACGGTAATGGAATATATTCAAGTTGGAGAAAAGTCTCCATATAAATTAATGTTGGTAACTAGTAAGTCTGCACCAGCTAATGTCTTGTCTCGTGTAACATTCTTACAAAAAAGCGACATGTCTACAGAAGGAGATATAAAAACAATTCTTGTAGATAATAAAAATATACCAGTTGAGATTGATGGTAAGTTAATTTATACATCAATGCCATTGGCTACGTATATTTCTAAATGGGGAACTGTTGAGGGTTCTGGTAATAGTAGATTTACATTTAAGAAAAACAATATAGATCAATTACCTAACGTACAATATTCTAATGACGAAGAATTAATAGCGGCAATTAAAGACGAAGATATTAAATTACGAGCCAAGACAACATTAGACGAATATGCTGATTTTAGAAAGTATATTTACGAAATGGAGACTCCAATATCTTATTCTATAGGAGCAAAATCAAGTGGAATGGAAACTGGGTCTTCTGATTCTGAGATACATTCTATTTCAGATACAATCATGGATAATGGAGATAAAACAACTCTACATAGTTTAGATGTATCTGTAGCAACTGGAGAACCTGGAAATAGTTATATTAATAATTACGGTGAACAAATTGCAACAATTCCTGGTGCAATCTATTTAAAATACAAACAGCAAATATATAAGTTAAAATCTAGAAAATTAAATCCTAAAGAGATTGTTAACTTAGTTAGATTATTACAATTATATTCATCTAGGGCAATTACGTCTGGAAACAATAAAGAAGCAAATACTATTAAGGTTGGTAATAATGTTTATAATATTTTTGAAACTATTAATAATATGATTTCCTTTGGGAAACAATCATATAAGTCTACTCAAAAATATGGGATACAGTATAGTAATGGTAATATAATATTTGGCCCAGATCAGATTAAACTTTCTGAACAAGAATTAGTAAAATATTCTATTGCCCACAATAGTAAGGAAGATACGATAGAATTATCAGATGATGCTAGTGATGAAATGAAACAGTTTGTTGAATTTCTAAAAACTAAAATACATCATGTAAATAATAAGACACTACGTTCTACAGCCACAAATAAAACGGCTAATGAGAAATATACAAAACAGGTTGTAATGTTAAGTGTGTCTCAGTCTATTGGGGAAGATGGATTGCCTATTAACACAATAGAAGACAATCAAAAGGCCATAAACTATCAAACGTATTTATTAAGTAAGGGGCCAAATGGTTCTACTCCAATTCTTGGTACTACAACGAAAAAGATTTCAAATAATCTACGTAACGGAAGTACTCTAAACACTAAAATATCAAGTGAACAATTTAATAACGCAAAACTAAATCGTGGCAAGATTGGTATATATCTTAAAATAAACACCAATAGAGAACACGTTTCTACTGTTCCAAAATCTAATCCAGTAGTAAACTCAATAATAGTTAAAGAAGGTAGTAAATTACCAAATACAGATATAGAAAATGTTGTACAAATAACTTCTGATAGAATCTCTTTAGATCCTAGTGGTGTAGTTTCTACGTTTGTTACATTAGATGGAATAACAAATAGAACGCAACAACCAGTATCTTTTACACTTAAAATTTCTGTGGATAATAATGGATTGATCACAGTAGGTGCGATATCAAAACATGACGGTCCAATTGGAGAGGTATTACAAACTATTCTTAATCACAATGATTGGAAAAACATTTTAAAAGCAATTTCTGAAAGTGGTACAACGATTGGTAACTTGCACGATATAAGTAAAATGCTTTTCGATCAAGCATTTAGTAATTTCCCATTAGATAACCTTAAAACAACATATTATGAGTCTATTGGTATACCAACTCCAGTAATACAAAAACTATCATCTATTAGCGATGAGTTGGATTTGTCTAAAGAAATACATTCTCACGATGTCGATGCATTTATGTTGGCAGATGATACTGTTAGAGATTATTTTAAAACAACTCAAAAGGAACGTGATTGGTTTGCTAAAACTTTTCCAAACATTCCAGTTGAAATTGTTAATGGGTTAATAAAGAGTAAGGCATATGGGCAATTTGTTAATGGTGCTAAGGTTTTAATATCTGATATTGCTAAGACTGGTACTTACTATCATGAAGCATATCACGTTGTATCGTTAGCAATGACAACTCCAGATGAAAGAGTTAGTATGTATAATGCATATAGATCATATTATACTACCGAATCATTATCCGATAAGGAAGTTGAAGAAAAACTTGCTGAAATGTTTCGTGAATATATGATATCTGATGGTTATTATAATATACCTAAGAAGAAAATATCTAGTATATTTAAACGTATATTGGAGTTTATTAAATCATTCTTTGGTGTATCAGAATATCAGAAATTTAGTACCACATTAAAAGATCAATTTGAGTCTATTAGAAATGGCAATATTAAATCCAATATTCATCAAGAATCTACTTACGATCCAATGTTAGAGATTCAGGGAGCTGATTTTACTAGAGCCATGAACGACAGTGTTAATACGTATTTCTTTAGGGAACTGTTTGCTGAAGACGCCGTTATGTTTGATGATATATTCAACATGGATAGCAAAGCATATTCAGAGAAATATAAAGATAAGATAAGCAATATATATGATAGAGTTGGCGGATTGATGTTGGGTAGTTTGGGTGATCATATAAGATCACTAGATGCATTATATAACAAAGAAGTTAATAAACCTAACAAGGATGTTAATTATATAAATTCCATTGTAGACGAAGTAAATACATTAATGCATTTATATAAAAACATTGCTGGGAAAGTCGAAGGTAGTACATTATGGAACGATATTGTTGCAGAACATATTAAAACGTTAGAAAAGTTTAATATTAAAATATCATTTGATTCTGATTTTGATGAAAACGATACTGCTACACAAACTAACGATACACCCGCATACGTATCAACAATGGAGTTTCCTCAAAAAGAAAAAGCTACTGCAATTATAAAAATGCTTGTTGCTGGATTGCCTAGTTCTACTATTGTGGATGGTAACATTAAATTAGAAAAGAATTCTTATGGTATGTTAACGTGTGTTAATTATCACGACACATTTAACTTTCTACATTCTAATTTAGCTGGTATACAAGGATTTTATGATCAGATAGATAAACTTAAGTCGTTAATTCCTATAGTTCCGTCATTAAGTTGGGTAGTTAAAAGATTGGGTGTTGAAGGTGACGGTAATTATACTCCAACTAGTTTGTCATACAATAAAACATTATTACAGAATCAATTTCATCAACAGTTCCAAAAGACCATGATGGAACCGTATATAACTCTAATAACCAAAGATGAGAATGGGTTGTCAGAGATTATTACAACAAATTCCCAATCTGTAAATTTAGTAAAACATATTATTGATAAATGGGAGAATACTGGAAGATTTATTGCCTCTTCTGGTGGAGGAATTTTGTCTATCAGTAGAGCAGGAGAAGTTGTTGTAGATATTAATAAACAAATTAAACTTTCTAGTGGGAATGTGGTTTCTGTTTCTAGTGCGTCTAAGGCTACTATTGCAGATAGGATTGAACTATTATCTAATCTAGGTATAAATTTATTAGATAATAATATATCTCAAAATCTTGACGATAATGCAATTGGTTTATTTAATGATGACATCAATAGGATATTTGCATCTATTAACAATAAAACAAACACAACACATTCATTATCTGTATTATATAATAAAGGAGACAATGATGCTGTAGGTAGGGTTAAGAACATAGCAAATATTTTCAGCAAAAACAACAAGTATTCTGTTGAAGTACAACATATAAATCCGGATGGCAAAACTATATACGGTATAGCATTAAATAGTTTTCTTTCCATGTTAGCCAACGAATATAATACTGGCAATATACCTGAATTTATTACTGGATGGGACGAAACTAAAAATGAGTTTACTTCTGCCTTTACTAAAAATTCAGAATGGTTGCATTTACTTAAAAACCAAGAAGGGAAAATGTCTTTCGTATATCTGGAAGGAACAAAACAAGAATCTAATCCTGGTATTACAATTGAGAAGGCAACAAATGGTGATAGGTTAATGGTTCAGATTAACGCAGTTTTAGATGGTATTTCGCCATTTTTACGTGCCGCCGATAACAAGATCGAACGAGGAGTAAAGATGTCTGGATTTGGCCTTAAAATGACCACAGATCAATTTGTAGGCAAGTTGTTTGGATATTTAGAAGATGAAGTAAATTCCTCTATAGAATATTTAAATTCTGCCAATAAAGTTGGTACTAAATATTACGACAAGAATATCCAAAAACTTAGGTTTTTTAAGGATATAATTAAAACAAACAACAACGCAATTGATCTTTCTAAGTTTAATTCGCTTGATGAGTTTATAGAAAAATATGGTAAAGAAAATATTATAAAACAGTTAGAATCATATGCCAATGGATTAGTAAAAGATACGAGAAAATTATTGTTTGATAATGGTGTATTTGTTATGGATGGAGGAGATATAAAAAATATAGGTATATCTACTTCTAAAGTTAAGGAGTTTACTGGACATTCGATTAATGTATTAAGTGAAGATCAGGCGGAATCTATTGTTGGTACCTATGCATATAATTTTGTTATAGGCAATATAGAACAGACTAAATTGTTTGTTGGAGACATTGCTTTCTATAACAATAAATCTAAACAAGATAATACAGAATTTAGTTTATCTGATTTCTTTAAAAGAATGAGGGGTGTGGTATCTACTAAGAAAATGGTTAGGACTGATGATCAAATAAATACTTGGATGGACGTTAATTTGGCAAGGTCAGATGGTAAACAACACACAGATACATTTAACACAATAGTTTTTGACGATCCTATTTATGCATCTGAATTACCAATGTATGATGGCAAAGAAGAGGCTGATGGACAGGGATATATATCTTTAGACGCCTATAGAGAATTGATGTTTAAACAAGGAGAATGGCGTAGTAATCAAGAGGATTTGTATAAATGGATTATGTCTAAGAATAAAGGAGAGAAAGTTGGTGTTAAGCCTTCTGCGATATTCCCTCCATTAAAACCTCAATATTTTGGCCCAAGCATGAATGAAGACGTAAATGGATTTAAACCTGTATTCTATAAGTTTTCTGTATTGCCAATATATACTGGTCTATTTAATAATGGAGAACAGTTGGGTAAATTGGCTAGCGAAATGGAAAAGAACCAGATTGATATTGCATTAATGGAGACTGCCAATAAAGTTGGAGCATTAACAATAAATGGCAAACTACATCCATTCTATAATTCAGATGGCACGATGTCAGATATTGATATAAATTTTAATCAAAAAATAAATTTAAAATATTTTGGTACTCAGTTAGATATTGCACCAGAATTTCACAACAAGGTTATTTATGGGACACAGTTTAGGACATTAATATTTTCAGATATTTATGCCAACGGGTTACCATTAAACCAAAGATTAGCTGATCTTGCTGGAGAAATGAATACTATTATTAGAGAACTTATAGATTTTGATCTTAAGGAATTAGTTTCTAATATGGGTATGGAGGTTGATGAAAACGGTAATTATAGGTTTATTAATAATGATAAAGATGCAATAAGAAACGTTGTTGCATCCGAAATGGTTCGTAGGGGATTTTCACAAAACGATTTAGATGGATGGGATTATGTAATAAATCACGAGAATACTTTTGTAGACTTTATGTCTAGTAGAGAACGTGTAGAAAACATGTTGTTTGCACTAGTTAGAAATAGAGTGGTAAACCAAAAGATGAATGGGGACATGTTAGTGTTGGCCGCATCAACTGGATGGGAAACTAAACCAAGAAGTCAGAAGAATAATGCATGGGCATCTAATATGGAAACTCTTAAATTCTATACTAAGAAAGAAAATGGTGGCGTTAACAATATGGAAGTATATCTGCCTAATATGTTTAGAAATTATGTAAAAGCTGGATACACTCTCAATATACGTAATGGTAAAATATACGACAATCGCAACAACTTTTTGCATACAGAATCTGAATTATTTAATGTTATTGGGTTCAGAATACCCACATCTGGATTAAACTCTATAGAGACAATGACTATTAAGGGATTTTTGCCAGAAGAAGCAGGTAGTACAATTGTTGTTCCATCTGACCTTGTTGATAAGGCTGGTTCTGACTACGATATTGATAAAATGACTGTATTTATACCAAATCATTTTATGGATGCAGAGGGTAAAATACGTTATATAAAATCTATTGATCAGTATGAGTCGTATTTAACTTCGCATAAAGGAAGTAAAAGAAAAATGTCTCAAGAAGAGTTTGGTCAACTAGTTAAACAAAATAGACTTATAGCAATCACACAAGAGATTTTAACTGATCCGGCATCTTCAAAGAACTTATTAGAACCTATTAGTGTTAAGGCGTGGGAAGGTGTTGCTAATAAAGTTATAGAAAAGAAAGGTTCTACTAAAAAATATTCAATGTTTTCTCCTTCTCAACTATCTGATATGGCGGATAAGTTCTGGACTGGAGTTGGAGGTATAGGTATTGCTGCTGTAAATAAAACTAATCATATTAAGGGACAACAGGCAGGCTTGTATATTGATATACATCCTAATAATACAATCTTTGATGAGATAAACACGATGGATGTTGAAGGGAATACCGTAGTATCTCTATCTGGAGATAAGGCTGTAGATGGTACATATATATCTGAAACATTAAATCAAATGATTAATGCTATTGTAGATATAGTAAAGAAACCGTTCTTGTCTGACATTAACATGAGTTCTGATACATTAGATATATATGCATTATTAGTTAGAACCGGACTTAGTCTTGATACTGTAGCATATTTTATGTCTCAACCAATTATTGTAGAATATATTAAACAAGTTAAACTTAATGCATCTAAATTCTACAAGGCAAACTATGGTCAATATGTTAAGAGTAAAAAAGAAATTCAAATTGCTTTAAGTGAAAAATATGGAGTAGAAAAGCAGAATATTAAAGCATTATCTATAAAACATTTTTCATCTTCTGATTTGTATAATATGTTGGCACCAACACATAATTCGTCATACGATGAAGATCAGGTTAGGATTTTATCAGCATATGTACAGTATGGAGAAATAGCTAGCGATTTGACAAATGTTATTCAAAGCAATACTCAAGACACGAGTGCTAATGCTAATAGAAACGATTTCTTTAATAGACGGCTTAAATTAAGGTATGCGTTAAGACAAGTAAAAGATAATAGAGGTAGAACTTCTGTAATTGGTAATACTGACAAGTTACTTTCTAATACTTTTATGGATAAGTTTGAACAGGTAGAAATGCAAGGTAAGAAAATGTTTGATGGTATATTCTTTGCCGAAACAAATGATTCAGCAAAATTACTCTTAGATCGTGTTCGTAGTAAAATATTGTCCCTGAAAATTGACACACAATCAAAAGAGAAGGCCATTGCTAAGATGGAAGTAGGTATGTTAAATTATCTATTGCAAATGGAGACAGATTCTAATGGTGTTAAACTTAATGATAGAGCAAAAGAACTTCTTCATGGTAGTAATTCTGTAGCCAATAGATTTCTTGGATATAAGGGAACTAGTATTTTAAAAAATGAGTTAATTGCAGTATTAGAAGGTGCTAAGAATACTAGAGAAGAAGAAGCACAAAACTCATATTTAAAGATATTAAATAGAAGACTAGATTCATATGATACAGATGAATTGGTTGATGCGTTTAAGGAACTTAAAAGTAATGATCCAATATTATATAATGACATAATTGATTTGCTTATTTTGACTAGTGGTATTGGTAATTCGCCAATATCCTATAAGTCCATTTTACCGTCAGACGATTTCTATGAAAGAATGTTGACTATAGTAAAAGGTTTGCCAAATAAAGATCTATTTACTAATAAGAATGTTGTAGATTTGATTGCAAGAAATAATTGGAGAGATAATGTTATTGTACCAATTGTTACTAGTTATTCTAAAGATGATAATGGCGAAATTTCCATGAGTTCATACGACGCCCAAAAACTTCCATTTGGATTATGTAAAGTATTGTCTAAAACAAAAAAAGGTCAACCTGCGTATTTTTTATATCAAGTTGTTGAAGAAGATGAAGATAGATCTTATTTAGAGATGACATCTAAACTTGGATTTATTGGTAGGGTAAACTATTCTAATACTCCATTTAATAGAGAAACTGAATTGGGTAGAGAATTGAGATCTGCTACTGAAGCAAATTTCCTTGGAGATTATTCTGAAGAAAATTCATCCGAAGAATCAGAAGATGAAATTATTGTTATAGAGGAGAAAAATATAATACCGACTCCATATTATGAAGGGAATATCAAACCCGATGCCAATACTGTTTTTGTGTTTGGAAGTAACCCAGAAGGTAGGCATGGAGCTGGTGCGGCTAAGATAGCAATACAACAATTTGGAGCAAAATATGGACAAGGTGAAGGGTTACAGGGTAACTCCTACGCTTTACCAACTAAAGATTTGAGAATAAAAGAAAACAATGGGCTTAAATCTATTTCTTCAAGCAAAATAATTGAAAGTATTAAACGTCTTTATAAAGTTGCTATGGAAAATCCAAATAAACAGTTTAAGGTGGCGTATCGAAATACTACCGAAACATCGTTAAATGGTTATACTGGATTAGAAATGATTAACATGTTTAATAGTGCTGGTAAAATTCCATCTAATATTATTTTTAGTAAAGAGTGGGTGTCTACTGGTAAATTCAACGGAAAAAATCAAATACCTATTCCTTCAACTAATCCATCTACATATACAAACCATTCCGGTGGCGCTATTGGAGCTGACAACACATGGGGAGTCGTATCTTCTTTGTTTGGTAATATAAAAAATAAACATTATTGGTTGAATAATAAAACTCCTTACGGAAACTATGAAATCACTAAAGAAGATTCCATTGAGGGTCAAAAGAAGGTCACTATTGCTGCAAGACAAATGGGTAGAATAGAAGAAACTCATCAAGTTAGAGACGAAAAATTGATCCGTAACTGGGCTCAGGTAAAATATTCTGATTCTATTTTTGCCGTTATAGAAGGATTTTATAATATTGGCGATGAAATGAATTATGGTAAAAAAGCCAAAATAAAACAAGTTAAAGGTGGTACTGGATATGCCGTACAAATGGCCATCAACGAAGGGAAACCGGTTTATGTATTTAACCAGAGCGATAACACTTGGTTGAAGTATGATAGTGGCAAATGGATTAAATCTGATATTCCAACTTTAACAACTAATTTTGCTGGTATTGGAACTCGTAAACTTAATGAATTTGGTGTTGAGGCTATGATAGATGTTATGAAAAAAACATTTCCAAATCAACCTATAACAACAATAAATCCGTTAAAAGGAGTTCTTGGTGATAAGAATTGGAATGATATGAATGATGAACAAAAATTGATTGCATTTAAGTGTAATTTTAAAATATAAAATATGAGAGCTTGCGTAAATAAATCGTCTAAAGAATTTAAGGAATTATTAAATACTGTATTTCCTCGTCAACATCCAATTGTTTTAGCTGCTAAAATAAATGAATGGCAGGAGTTAAATAATACAGATTTGTTTCCAACTAAAGAACAAATAGAACTTGGTAAATCTATAATCAAGGAATCTAAAACCATTAAAGATGGAGTGAATTTTGTATTTGAACAAAATCCAGAATTAGCCTCTATAGGTTCTAAAGAGCAATATTCAACTTATTTAAGTAGTAATAATTATGTAAATATTTATTATCATGCTACTTCGTCTTCTAACAAATTCGATAAATTTGATAAAAACAAAATAGGTAGTACAAATTTAAGAAACACTTCTGGAACTGAAACTATTAGTTTGGTGGATAATTTAAAATCTGCACAAGCATTTAGTTATTTTGGATTGGATAGTTTTTATGCAATGACTAAAGAAGATTTATATGCAACAGATAATTCTTATTTAGCAACTCAAAATAAATATATTATCCCTGTAGTAATTAAACCCTGGACAAAAGGGACTATAAATAACTTGAATCATGGTAAAGAGATTAATATTGAAGATCTTGATGCTTTATTAATATTAGGTTCTCAAGATGACATTAATGGATTTAAACAATACGTAAATAAATCCCCAAAGGAGTTAGATGGACAATTAAGGATGTATAGTGTTTCTGATAGTGAGGTTAAATATAGTTTAAAATCAGTAGATATACTATTATCTGACAAAGCCAAACAGGTGTTTGATAAAGGAAATAAAAATAATTGGAGTTTAGAGAAGATATTAACTGAACTTGCTGTACCTAAAGAACAAAAGCAATTATTGTTAGACTTAGGGCTTAAAGATAGGGAACAATTAGCTTTAGAACTAGCTAGTAAATATGGATATAGTGTTGAGGTTAATACTGCTAAAACAACTGAATATAATAATGAACATAGTGATGAAGTAGAAGATATTATGTCTCCCAATTCTCCAACAGGTAGTCATATTGAAAATACTTCTTTCTATTCAAATCTAACAGTACCAGGTGGTACTAATGGTTCTTATAGAGAAGAGAATTTTATTACACCTAATATTGTACCGTCAATACAAGGTCATGCCCAATTTTCAACGGAACATGGCATCGGTTGGTTTAGAAGTGATGAACAGAGATTTAATTCATTAGAGCTAAGTAGATTACATAATGAAGGTAAATTTAAGAGTTTTGAAGAAGAAGAAGAATTTGTTAAACAAAATACTAAAACACGTAGAATATTAGAAATACAATCTGATTGGGGGCAAAAACAAAGAAAACAATCTGACCCCGACATGATGATTAACTTTAATGAAACTAAGTTCTTACAGGATTTGCAATATGCTGGAGATTTAAAAATAGAGTGTGATTAATTTGGATTTCTAAGATTCTTTTATTACCTTTGTAAAAATATAAAATATGAATCAAGGAATTTATAAAATTACAAATCCAAAAGGTGCAATTTATATTGGACAATCTAAAAATGTTAATGAAAGATTAACAAGGTATAAGAAGTTACAATGCTGTAAAAGCCAACATTTATTGTATAGAAGTTTTTTAAAATATGGCGTAAATAATCATAATTTTGAAATATTAGTTATTGGAGAATATTCTAAAGATGAATTGAATAAACTAGAAAATGAATATATTTTAAAATTTAATTCTTTTAGAAAAAATAATAAATTAGGAATGAATTTAACAAGTGGTGGGGATTCCATTGAATTTACTGATGAAGTTAGAAAGAAAATGTCCGATAAAAGAATTGAACTATTTAATAAAGGACAAAGAAATTCCAAGATCAAAATAGAAGATATTTATGAAATTAAGAAATTAATTGCGTATAATAAACCTAATTTAGAAATTGCTAATAAGTATAATGTAGCAGAAACTACTATCTCAATGATTAAAAACGGTAAAACTTGGAAAGATATTCCTAATTATATTGTTCCAGATAATGAAAAACATTTGATTAATAGAACTAATCAATACTCAAGATTGAGAAAACTAACTGAAGAACAAAGATTAGAAATATTAGAACTAATAGATAAGCAAGAATTAACATTTGAGCAAATAGGTAAATTATATAATGTTACAAAAATGGCTGTAAGTGCTATAAAAAGAAGTAAATTAAAATTTGGTAAATAAATAACAATATGGCTTGTAAATATATATATAAAGGAACTACTTATAATACTAGAGAAGAATTTTTAGAATATGCTAAAGAGAATATTATAAAAGAATCTTCCGAAAATAAGTTTATGCAGTTATTAGAAAAAGACTCCAATTGGGTTACATTCTTTATTAAAACTATTATTCAAGATAGTATTAAAAAAGGATATGAGAAAGTATTGTTCCCTAAAGGTGAAACTGCCGCTAAAGTAGAAGGACATGAAACTATAGCAGAAGAGATAAGAAAAATAGATAATGAACTTAAAAATAATAAAGATTTCTTAGAAAGTCCTACAAATCTATATGAAGTTACACCTTTTGATAGTAACTATACAGATGCTATACTTGAAGATGGATTAGAAAATAAAATTAAAAAAGCTGAGAAAAATATAATAAAATTAGAGAGGCAAAAACAAGAACTTAAATCACAAGGTATAGAGAAACTTAAACCTATTGAAGCATTTTATGAAATTAAAGTAGGTAATATACTAGAGAAACAATTTGGTAAAGATAATGTTAAAACTATTACCGATGAGTATGGCAATCGATGGAGGGAGATAGATTTGTCTAATACTAATGTTCAAAAAGTTGTTAGTCCAATACTATTATCTATAAATGATAAAAATAATAAATATTTTAGAGCAACAAATCCATCTAACGAAACATCTAGAACATTTACTCCTAGAAGTTATTATGAGAAAGTTGAGATTGATAATAATGGGAATCCATATATTAAACTAAATAATAATCTTATATCAGACGCAGAACAATCCAACATTCCAGAAATCGCAGCATCACAAACCATTCGTGGTGCAATATATGGCGCATATACTGGAACTGGAAATAAATCATTTGACATGTATTCTATTGACAATGTACCAGACGTTAATTTGTCTGACGTTAAACAACTAGATTTTGATTTATTATCAGAGGTTAGATATAGACAATCTATTGGTGCTAGAAAAATAGGGTCTATTACATTATCTGAAACCGAAATGAATGTGTTTAGTAAAATGCAATCAATAAGGAATAAACGTATTAGTACAGAACAAGAAGTTGAATATTTTAAAAACAATAATGTAATAGATGAAGAAACCGGAGAAACTATAACTCCTCCAAATACCGAAAATATCAAACAACGAGAATCTGAAATTAAAGAAGATTTTGACAAAGTACTTAACAATATTGTATCAAGATTTCAGGTTGGTAAATTTGAATCAGAAAACAAAGAACTATACGACAAAATTGTTAAATTTTTAGATAAATTAGGTTTCAAAATAGATACCGTATCTCAAATTACTGATATTAATGGAAATCCTATTGGTGCAGTAGCTATGGTAGATATGTTAAATAAGATAGTTTCTGTTGCAGAAGGTAAGTCTGATATATCAGATTTAACAGAAGAAGCAATACATGTATTTGTTAGGTTGTTAAAGTTATCTAATGATCCTATATATAAAGAGATGTTAGACCAAATAGAGTCATTAGATGAATATAAGGAAGTATTAGATATGTATTCCGATATAGGTGGTTATAATGACTCTCTATTGCGTGAGGAGGCCATTGGCAAGGTTATAAAGAATATAATTATAAATAGGAAACACGAACAAGAAGTTTCTCCAGTAGTATATAGAAATTGGTTTGATAAACTTATTGCATGGTTTAAAAATCTTGGAAGTAAAGTAAAATCTGATCCATTTGTAAGTGCTGCACGTATATTTATGAATGAGGACTACGATGCGTTGATATATGATATGGGTGACAGTAAAATGTATTCTGCGACACCTAAAACTCGTGAAGATACTATAAAATTATTAGACAAAGTTAATACAGACCTAGAAAAAAGAACCATTAATGTTAAGGAGTTTGTTTCAAAAGGTTATAAGGGGGTTGGAGAAACTATAGAAAGATATTACGATAAGTCAACTGGTAAAATTATTACTCATAGAATTACTGATAAGGCGCAACAAATTAGAGAGTCAAATAGAACTAAGGAGTCAATACGAAAAAGTCAAGAAACTGCATATTCTATTATGGCAAAAGATATGGGAACTAAGTTGCATTCCGTAATGGAAGAGTTAGTTCCGGCAGTATTAAATAAGCAATCTTTAAATTCTATAAAGACTAAATCTAAGTTAAATGATAAGGATTTTAATAAGTTGGTACAGTTTGCGAAATATACAATATCTGAATTTAATAAAATACAAGATAGAATTGATCCAAATAGTAAAATAGAATGGAGAGTTGAACAAAAAATATATTCACCTATCGACGATGAGGGAGGAACTATAGATTTACTGGCAATATATTCTGATAACACAGCGTCTATTGTTGAGTACAAGTTTAAACAAGCGTCTAGATATAATTCTGTTGTAGATCCAATCTCTGGACAACGAGTATTAACAAAAGATGTTGTAGATGATCCTTCTGAATTTGCTGGAGACATACAGATTTCTAGACAAAAGAATATCTTGGCTAGTAATTTTGGAATAACTACACTTAGAACCTCTAGGTTGGTCCCATTTGCAATTACTGTTCCGTTTAATGCAGAAACGCAGAAGTATGAAGATCGTGTATTGGAATTATTCTCACCGTTAGATGGGAGTGAATACCTACAAGAAATATCATTAGCAAACGAATCTACTGGATTAAAACACGTAGACGACAAACTGGAACGAGGATATAAACTATTAGACACATTAATAACATTAAGACAAAAATCTACTATACCTGCAAATAGAGAAAAACTATCATTAGATATACGTAATTTGCGTCAGGCATTGCAGAAAATACATAGAGAATATGACATTTCATTAATATTGGATTTAGCATATAGTACTGCTGCTCCATTATTTGGAGACGCAAAGAAAACTAAAGGTAAACAAATACAAGAAAATGAACCATATATTGACGGAGTAAAAAATCCAAAGTATATGGATATGAATGATTTGCTAGAATTAAAAGATAGGTTAATTGCATACCAAGAAATGTTGTCCAACTCATATGGATATGTTTTAGATGTAAGCGATGGTGTTAAACTGGATCAAGCAAAACTTAAATCTATTAAGGCTCGTATAGGTAATACAAATGAAGCGATCTCTAATGGTATAGGTGTGATTGAGGACAAAATTGAGGAAAGATTAATTAGCGGAGCAAAGGAAATTGACAACATACAATTAAATAGGCCTACGCATAGGTTAACTTGGTGGGAAATGAACATGCATGTGTTATCAGAAATTGATCATCCAGTATATGAATATGCTAAAAACTTAATATTTAATGCAGAGGCATATACCAGGTCTCAAACATTAAAAACTTATGATGAAATAAAAAAACTAGAAGAGGATTTATTTAAATATGCAGATAGCATTGGAGTAAATCATTTAAAAATATTCGATAAGTTTGTGGAGGAAGATGGATTTAGAATTAAGTCCATGTATAAAGAATCCTTGTTCCATAAAGATTTACCAAATGCTAGAGATACTGGAAATATTGCATGGATTAAAGAACGTTTTAACATTACAGATAAGTACATAGAATCTTATCCAGAAAGATTAGAAAAGAAAAAGATTAGCGTAAATGATTTATACCCAGATATTGTTATTGACGTAGACAATGTTGTTGATAAGTCTAAAGAAAGATCAATAATGTTGCAAAACTGGATAGATAGAAATGACTATAGGTTAGATGGGTTTTGGTTAAACAAAGAACAACAAAGAAATTTAAGGTTAAAAGAGAATTATCAAAATCAATATCTTAGTGATTCATACAAAGAGATATCTTCTATACCTGCTTTAAAGGCGTTTTACGACTATATGGTCAATAAAAATATTGAGTTTGGTGAAATAGTAGGCCCAGGAAAAATAAGCCTTAATTTCCTACCTAAAATACGTAGAACACTGGTTGATGAAATAGTACAACATTCTGGTGGGATATTTGCTGGAATGAAGGAAGCTAGACAATTGTTTGTAGATTCACATAAATATCGCCAAGATGGAGTTATGGGTCAATATGATCCAACTACAGGTGAACTTAAGGATTCTGTTCCGTTGTTATATACAAATCCATTTAGAAATAGTCTTGGAGAAATCGTACATGAACAAAATAGTAGAGATTTAGGTAAGAATCTAATGATGTTTGCAGAGTCGGTATATAATTTTGAAGGTAAAACTGCTATTGAGTCTACCGTTTTGGCATTAGAAGATTATTTACGTTCAAATTCCAATGGAGAGATAAAAAGATCCGAAACTGATTTACCGGAGAAGGATGTTAAGGGAAACGTTATAAAAGATAAGTCTCAGTCTAAAAGTTTAAATAACTTTAAAAAACTAATGAAGTATTATATATATGGTCAGAAACTGCAAGATGATAAGGTTATAAAACTTTTTGGTTCCGAAATGAGTAGAAATGCCTTAGTAAGATCGGTAATGCAATTCCATAGAATGAAGACTTTGGGTTTTGCTATTATTCCTCCGTTGGCAGCCAGGGTTGCTGGTGAAGGGTCTATATATTTTGAAGGTGCTAAAGGTAGATTTTATGATAGAAAAGATATTGTTAAAGCTCACGAATGGTTTTGGTCTAATAAAAAAGAATATCAAATCGCCGTTAGGTTTTTCAATATTTACCAAGAGGATAGATCATTTAAATTAGCTCATAGTCTATCGGCTAATATTTTATCAAAAAGAGTAACATTAGATAATTTATATAAAGGATATTCATTTGCCGATGAAAAGATAGACAATACTGTTTTGGTTGCAATGTTAAATTCTCATGGCATAGATTCACAAGGTAATACGTATAAACTTTCAGAACAAGATAAAACTTCTGGTAAAAAGAGTTTATTGGAACTGATGTCTATTAAGGATGATAAAGTTGTTATAGATGGTATGACAGAAATCTCTTATCAACAATTTAGGCAAAAAGCAAGAACTGCTACAAGGTCTATTAAGGGACAGATGTCACCAGAAGATATAAACGCTGTCAATACTAGTTTAATTGGGCAAATGGCCATGATGTATCGTAACTGGATGCCTGGAGTTGTTAATGAAAGATTTGGAAGGTTTAGATATAACCCGGCAACAAAACAGTTTGAACAAGGTAGATATAGAGTATTTTTAGGTTCTGTATTTAATGAACAGGCAACTCTAATGACAGTACTAAGTAATCTTGGACATACTGGGTTAAGAATGATTGGAGCAATGGATAATTTTAGTAAATACAAATTAGGAGTTCCTGGATCTTCTAGTTATGAACGCGCTAAAAGATTTGTAGAAAACGAATACAATAAATTCAAACAGGAGTTTGATGGAGATATTAGGTTTCAGGAGAACTTTTCTCTTGATGATTTTATAGAATTACGGGCTGGTCAGACTAGAGCCTTTATTGTAGAAGCAAGAACAATATGTTTAGTATTATTGGCTATGTTGGCTGGCAAAATGGATTGGGATGATGATGGCCAAGTTGAATGGAAAGATATATGGTTGACTAGAAAGTTATTCCAAGTATTAAATAGATCTCAATCTGAATGGTCGTTCGTATGGAATCCTTCGGAGTGGAAAAACTTTTTTTCTTCCCCATTTGCATTAACTGGAGTATTTAGTGATATTATAAATATTACTACAAATACATTTGATGAAACTAAGGATTATTTATATGGAGAGAATGCAAACAATGATAAGACTCCATGGTTTTATTATAGTAGTAAACTATTCCCAGGATTTAAGAATTTCCAAGGATTGTTGGAATGGTATAAGCAAGATGAATTAAAAACTAGATAAAAAGATTGGGGCGGCGTAGTAACCGCCCTTTTCTTTTGTTGTTATTGTTTAATTAATCGAGATATTTTTTCGCGTAGTACGTCCCCGCCTAACATATTTGTTATATACACGGCTCCTACACTTTTTCTTAATGTTAATTGGATTATTGTTTTTTCAACCCTAGTTAATATTTCATTAATCTTTACATATGGCAAATAGGTACCGACTTTAATATAAGTTCCTAAATAATTTAACATAACTATACTCCTAGTTCCGTTATCATTTAGTATAATTTCAGTTGAGAATGATTGTATTTTCTCCATTGTCTAAAATTCAAAAGAAGATTTTTGTTTATTGCTTAATTCTGAAATCATCTCTATTCCTTGTTTTGTAAAAATACCATTAAGAAAGAAGCCACTATAAGAGAATCTGTTTAATACGATAGTATTTATTACGGTTGAAGTATTGTCTAATATTGATCCACAACGTGATTTAATATTATAGAGTTGTATCGTAGTCCAGTCTCGTTTATTTAAACATAGAACTTTAACTGAATAAAACATCCTAGTTGGAGTTACATATTCTGGTTCAATTTTTACTTGTAGTGATTGTATTTTATTCATGTGTTATTTTATAATAGAAATATCCATTAGTGTTTAATAAACTATCTCTTATTTTGTTTGTATACATATTAACGCAATCAATTCGTACGATATACTGTGGATAATAGTGTTCAGCGATTACTTTATTACCTTTTGTTATTGATACATTATTGTTATTAACATGTAAAAGAAATGTATTAATTTTTTTCATATGTTAAGTATCTGGTTATACTTTGTTTTAGCCGCATTCTTGTTTGCCATTAACCAATTAAATGTTTCAAAACCACCATTTATAGCATCTAAACTTCCAGTACAAAAATAAGCCCAAGTTTCTATTTCAACATCATCTTTTAATAATATAAACTTATATATATCTTTGTTTATACTATTGCATACTTTTATTTTTAATGTTTGTGTCTTTCTCATGGCAAAAATAATCTTCTATATAAATCTGGGTTATCATCTTTGAACGTTAATGTAAAAGTAATACTATCAGAAATATAATTAAGTATGTCTTTTGGTTTAGTCTCATTAATCGCCCAAGTAACTAGTTTGTGGTTTTGTTTATGGACTAAACTACAATACGTACCATGAAATAATATATCTCGATATACATTTAATTGCACCGTCCTAATCTTTCTCATAGGTTTCTTAGTGTGTTAAATATAGGAGGAATAGGGTTATTTGTTTCGATTGCAACTTTAATCTTTTTTGTGTAATCTGTAAACATTTCTTCTCTACTATGATAGTTATTATCATAATACCATCCGCAACTATTAAGAGGGTGTCTTAATCCTGTTATATACATATACGACATCCCAACTGGTGTATCAGCAAGACTTTGATGTATTGTAAATGTGATTTTTCTTATCATAATATTTTTATTCCTAGTGATTGATATAAATAACTATTATAGTAATATTCACTAGTTAAACGGAATATGCAATGTTTTATTAATTCTATTTTATTAGTATCTCCCGCTGCAACAACTAAGTGTATATTTTCATTATCCAAAAATAAACGATTCAATAATGTTGCGTTTGAATTTGGGAATGTATAAGAAAACGATATTGTATATGATTTTAATTTTTTCATTTTGATATAAGATATTCATATGAGTGTGGATCGTCTTTCCTATTAGATATTACTCTTTGTATCCAAGAAGTGTAATTATTCATAATATAATTAATAGTTTCCAAACTATAATATTCATAATAAAATCTGCGTCGCGATTTTATATGTGGATTAACTAGACAGGTTTGTATAGTATCTTTATTTAGTTTGGTTATTTGTAATGTAAAATTAATTATTTTTTTCATGTTATTGTTTTATTGGAACCTCAAGTCTAACTAATTCAAAATAACACTTCATACACAATTCGCAATCATATAATGCTTCGTGTCTTTCTTCTGGTGTTTCTCCAAATAGGCAATTGTATAATTCTACTAATTTAGGGAATTTTAATCCACCTCTACTAGACTTTATGTTACACAATTTCATACTAGACCACATAGTACAAATATATCGTATCTTTTTAAACTTTTTATCAAGTTTTAATCTTAATAGTTCTCCTCCTATTGTATTATAGTCAAATGACGCATTATGAGCTACTATATTTGACACATAAGATAAATCCTTATGAAATACCTTCATAACCTTTTTAATAGCCGTACCGTGTTCTAATGCATATTCCTGGGTTATTCCATGTACACGAGTTGCTTCTTCTGGTATTTCCCAGTCATCTGGTTTTATAATAAAACTGTATTGAGACATAATTTCGCCAGACGGGTCTGTTTTTATCCATGCAATTTGTACTATACGTGGCCAATTATCTTCTACTTCGTAATATCTTAATTTTTTATCCTTTGGTAATCCAGATGTCTCCACATCCAGAAATATTAAGTATTTTTTACTCATGTTTCCCCTATATTATTAAATGCTTGACTAGATAGTGGTTCTGGAATATTTTCTTTTAATTGCCTTTTGTGTTTCTGTTTATAGATATTATTTAATCTATCTATTTCCATTTCCAACTCTATTATTTTGTTTTGTAGTAGTTTTATCCGTTTTTTATTCTGTTGTATAATCATCAAAATTATTAATATCGTAAAATTGTATTGTTTCTAACATTATGTCAACACCTAAATCAGTAAAATCATTTAATAAATATATAGGTTCTTCGTTTGCATTACCATAAATAAATATAATACCAGTATTCTTATCTTCTAAAGTCGTATCTTCTTGATACGACAAGTTAATTACTGGATTAATTGTTAATATTTTTTCCATGAGAGTGGTATTCTAATGTCTTCTCCGTTACCTCTTCTACACATTAAAAAACATGACGTATGTGTTTGTATATAACTAGTAAGGCCATTAAACAAATCAACAATATTTTCTTCCTCGAATATTGTATGTCGGGTTTTATCTAATAATTTAAACGTATGATAATCAGTTGTAACAATATTAGTTTTGTATGTATATACCTTAATCATTTTAAGTTATATTTTTGTAATAATGCATTACCATTTGTTCTACATGATATAAATGTAACTGGAGATTTTGATATATAATTAGTAACCTTATTCAATAGGAATTGAATTGATGGACCTTGACTAATTATGAAAGAATCATTAAATGAGTTTTCTTCCACCAAGTAATATCCTAGGTTATGCGATCTTTTTATGATACAAAACTTATAAACGTATATCTTTTGCATGTTGTTGTCTTTTTTCTACGAATCTAACAAAATCTTCTGTTGCATAACGTGTTATGAAATTAAATAAAGTACTCAAATTGCTATTTGAATAAATATCCCATTCTTTATTTCTAATATCATAAATTGTATATCCAATTATAGGGAATTTCTGTACGTATGGAACAAATGTATATAATTTCTTCATATAAATCTAGTTCTTATTGGGTATAAAGATTGCAATCTTTTCCATATCAACAATGTCTTATCCAGTAACTAATATCAGGAACATCTTCTGATGTTGTTTTCTCCAATTGACGTTTAAGTTTTTTTCTATTATAATTTTTCTTTGACGAATATGTTCTTTCCATCATTTTCCTTCTAATTATCTGACTTATGTGTCTATCAGATAATCCATGTTTATAGTCTTCTTCCATTACATTAAATCTAAACTAATTTCTGTAAATTTATCAAATATTTGTTCTAAGTTTAGTGGTTTATAATCGTTTGCGTCTACTCCAATATCAAAAGATAATCCACTATTTTTAAATCTATTATGCATATTAACACTATTGTATATCTGGTGGTAAATGATAATTGTTTTTAATAAACGATTCTCCTTGAGATGCTTCCATCCAATTATAAATAGTTTTTATTAAATTTATTTTTGAAGAATCATGATATATATATCTACCAGTGTCGTTGTATGTTGTAAAAATATTTGTTCCCCATGAACTAATGCTATGTTGAATTCTAAATGTATAAGTATATATCTTTTTCATTTTGCAATAGTATTTCCCAATATATTCATAATCTCTTTTATAGGTCTACCTTTATATAACCAATCAGTTAATAAATTTAAGGAAATCAACTTACTATTGTGATATATTATTATATGATTATTATTTGATATTAAGTTGTATTTCTTATCAATAATTAACTTAAATTGAGTTTTATATATCATTATTTTTTTCATAATATTAATTAGTTTAATATTTTGATAATATATTTTAGGTAGTCATCATGAAATTTCGCCCAATCTGTTAATGCATTTAAAGAATGCAACACCTCAAATCCCGAAAGTATACGTATTCCACTATTAGAATATAGTGTACATTGGTATTCACTAATCATCTTAACATTTAATTTATAAGACAATATTTTTATTGGTCTAATATAACGTTCAAATTGATTTAACATGTCATCAATCATTCTTTTCGTAATTTAAGTTCGTCGTTAAATATTTTAATATAATTATCAGTTAAAAGGTGTTGAGTGTCTAAAATGGCTCTTATATGGTCTGTATCGAGGTCTTTAATTAATTTACGTTGTAATGGTTGGTATCCATTTTTACCATAAGTTCCCCAATATAGATATTCTCTTGGTTGAATGTCTGGAAATGCTTGTTCTAATAGTTCGCTTTCTTCCAAATGATACAGCATTCCCCCAAGATTATCTATTCCATTATTAAATAAGAACTGCGTAAATCTTAAATCTGTTCCTTGTTTTTTCCATTCTTCTCCTAATAGTCTTAGGAAATTATCTATTCTATCTGGATTTCTCATTGTATTTATATTTAATCTTGAAAGTGTTTTATTCCATCATAGCTATAATCCGATTCATCTTGAAAATGTTTTATTGTTGGTTCATAATCAGAATTTGTTATTATAGTACTGGTGTTGTTAGATATCTCTGATGCTATTAATAGTTTTATACTCTTAACAATTTTATGGTACATTTCAGAATCCGATACTTTTTCTTTTTCAGATTTTGCATACCTATGATTAATTACCCATTGTGCTATTTGTTCTGGCGTTTTCATCTTATTCTATAATTAATGCGCAATTTAAATCTATAATTGTTTGTTTGTAATCACTAATTTGGTTACATAAATCAGAAACTATATTTGTCATATCATTAGACAATCTATAGATCTTATCTTCCATTTGAGATATAGTTATATCTCTTTTTCTAATCTCATTTTTTAAATGATTAATTTCATCTTCTTTATTCATAATATTGTTATTAAATTTGTGGGCTCAAATGGAATCGAACCATTGACCTTCTGATTATGAGTCAGATGCTCTAACCGATTGAGCTATGAGCCCTGGTGCCTACTAGACATACAACATCTAGTAGGACTTTTTATCTAATCAAAGACGATTCGCGTTGTCGCGCATCTTTATACTAGCATTTACTATATCCACACGTAGGACATGTAACACATCCCTCTTGGAACACCAAAGTTGCACTATGACAGTTTGGGCATTCAATGGATTTTCTTTTCATAGTATCATTGTTAACATATTTCTTAAATGTACGAGATACAGCTTTTGCAAAGTTATTAACATCTGCACTAGTTGATTGTATTTGTTCGTACAAGAAAGTGATATCAACACCATGACGCAAGCCAGTAGATAAAATTCTACAAATCACTTCAGCGTCACTATCCATTTGTTTGTTAAACCTACCAATGGTGAAAATATGTTTTCCAGTATTATCGTCTATTTTCAAATCATAACGACCTGAACGAACCTTAATAATACTAAACCGATTTTTAGAATCCTTTAACATATCAACCATTTCTGGTTTTTCAAGAGTAAATGCAAATACTTCATACGGAGAACCTTCTAACGTCCCAATAGCTACACAATATACTTGTCCATTTATTGTTGTTATATGAAGGTCTGCTGTGAGTATTTCTGGGCGCTTTATTGCGTCTATTTTAGAAAACGTAGTTAATGTATCAGTACCATCAGAATGGGTTAAAACCCCATCCCTACTTCCATCTACATAAACAGTAAATCCCTTACATCCTTTAAGAAAAGATTCTACAATCATTTCTTTAATTAGTTTAGGATCTACTCCCTTTTTTAGATTATGAGTTACACTAATAGCATTATCTACATATTTTTGCATAGAACCAACAAGATTTATTTTCTTTATTGGATCTATATCATTGGCTAAGGACATGTAATATGGCGATACAGCCAATACTTCTTGTATTTGATCCCTTGTCATAGTTTCGATAGGGATTTTTGTTTTAGGTAACATTACGGTATTATACCATAATTTAAACCATGGATGGACTACGTCGTATTCTGTCCATTCTTCCACTTTGGAATTAGATTTCTTTACTTTTCTTTTATAATATACATCAAAAACTGGTTCTATCCCTCCGGAGCAACCAGCCAATATAGAGACAGTTCCCGTTGGGGCAATCGTCAAATTTGAAATATTTCTCCGACCGTGTTTTGCATATAAGTTCATAATTGGTTCTTCATCATCTAACATTTCAAAGATTTTCTCTAAAAATATGTGATTGTTTTCGTTACAATGATTAAAGATTGGGAATGGTCCACGTTCCGAAGCCATTATAATAGAAGACTTATATGAATTTAATGCAATTTCTTTTTGAATATTTGTTCCAAACTTAATACTTTCATCAGATCCGTATGGGATACCTAATGCAGCAAATACATCTGCCAAACCAGTATGTCCAAGACCAGTTCTACGACCAGCAATAGCTACCTGTTTAACGTTTTGCCACAAATTAAGTTCTACTCGTTTTGTTTCAGGATCTTCCGGATCACTATTAATTTTTGCAATGATCCTATCAATATTTTCTATTTCAATATCTATTGCATCATCAAGTAACCTTTGTGCCATAATAACATCTCGTGCTAAAGAATCGAAATCAAATTCTGCATGATCTGTAAATGGATCAGATACGTATGATGTTAAGTTCATATGCATCAACCTACAAGAGTCGTATTTTGAGAGCGGCATTTCACCACAATTTGATACATTAAAACCACCAGACCAATAGGTGTGAGATGCATTAGATACGGTAATATCAAACACTTCTTGTTCACCACATTCTTCAACAGAAACAATTTTCTTAGATAAAATTTCATGTTTATCTGACTTTCCAATTACCAGATCTAATTTATCGTTTTTATATTTTTGAATAAATCCAATAATACGTCGAAATGTTTCTTTGTCTCTAGTGATATTTAAATCATACGATTCCCTACAAGCATATTCTCCATTAGAAAACAACACCTTAGTAGTCTTATTTGTAGTTATATAACTAAGAATCCCAAGACTATTTAACATCTCTTGTGCTTGTTCTATTAATTTTCTGGAACTAGCTTTTAGTGTTACGCGTTGCGCAACTACAGAACCATTTGCCGAATATAATCCCCTTAAAAAAGAACATTTAGTAAGATAATCTCCACCAAAATAACGAGCAGGAATAATACGATCAAACGTTTTAGGTAACTCGTTAGCGGTAATAGTAGTCTTTACTTCATATGCTGATTCTTTAAAAGCAGGACGATTAGTCAATATTTTATCTGCAATTTCAGAAGTAAAATAATCTTGGTCATTTCTTCCAATATAAAAGAAAATAAGATTGTTACTTTTTTTGTGTACAGAACCATCGCCTAATACAATACCATCAATAATAGCTTCTGGATTCCAGGAATCATTAGTTTGACCACTTAGACCACGAAGGACGTCGATGTTTTCAGCGTTTTTTGCTTTAACCTTAACATTATTATCTAGAATTCGATGATCTTCGGTACATAGTATAGATCCGAAAGTTGTAGAATATTTATTTACTGGCTTAACACCAGTAGATATTTTATTTACAACCGTTGTCCATCCTTCTTTTGACCATATCTCATCTCCAATTCTAATATCTCCAAACCTAACAATACCATTTTTTGATAAAACAGTAGCATTCGCTGGTTGGCAAGGATTTGTTGATATTGTTGCAAATCCCTCCTTAGCATAACAATCTGCTGGAGACTCTCTTAATATTCTATCAAAGAATAAAAGTCCCGGTTCTGCTGATTTATATTGACAATCTGCAACTAGGTCCAACAATCTAACAATGTTACTTGTAGATGGTGTTGAATCTTTTCTGCGACTACTTGAGTCCGAATATTGGATTGCTTCTCCAAACGAAAATTTAGAAACAGACTTAGACGGTCTAATGTTTCTAACATATTCCATCATTTCCTCATCAGATACTTTTATGCTTAGGTTTGCATGGTTAATTTTATGCAAATCAAGTTTTGCGGTAATAAAACTTTCTGCATCTGGATGAGATAAGGGAAGAGTAAGCATTAAAGCCTATAATTATTCCTCTTCCAAGAATAATTATAATTCAGACTATATCTTCAAAGGCAACTACGTTTGCCTTCACCTATGCGCTTCGGATTATGATTTACACATACATCCTACTCTACTTGGTTATACGTCAACAACTGTGCTGACATTCCTTTCGATAGTCGTTACACTTTCATTTGTAAATTCAAATAGAAATCCCTTACATTTGCCTCTAGTTCGTGGATTTTTTCCACGTATTCCAGATATAATATTAGCGATCTCTGAAGGACATTTATAGTTGTAAAATCTAGATACGTGGCTGCAAGATGGAAATATTAATATATTCCCATTAACATCAGTAACCTTTACGCTCTTTATATAAGTATATGATGAATTGTCATATCCATGTTGAGTGTTTTTAGATGTAGTTGACCATTCTAGATTTATTACCCTATTGTCTTGTTTGTTTAAGTTTTTATGATTAATTACATTATGCCCATTAATTTCATCTAAATATTTAAATGCAACTAGTCTATGGACTCTAAATCTTTTTCTACTGCTATTATTATTACAAACCAGCGAAACATTGAAATATCCGTCCTTGTCTGTTGAAAATTTTAACCATTTATTTGTAAAATGACTAAATATTTTTCCATCTGTTGTAATTTCATAATTATCTAAAACAAACTTTTCTTCTTTTGTCATAACTTTATTTTTTTATAAAGATACAACATATTTTTTAAATTTCCAAATTATTAGCACGGTATTTTATATATTATATGCTTTTTTTATTAATATATCGTTCACCGTTAGCAATTACTATAAGTAATTACACCCACATTTTGTGGTTCACATAGTTTTATGGCACTTATCACATACCACTTCTTCCATCTTGAGCAACCTCTTTGGTCGAATTGGAATATCTTTCCATAAACGGAACAATCCCAGTTGATGTTTGAGCTGCATTATTAACCTTACTACCTTTTTTTCTAATTCCACCTAAGTCAAAACCAACGCCACCACGTCTTTTCATTAGTTGGATCTGTTCTTGATCTACTCTACAAATACCACCATAACTATCTTCGGGTCCCTCAATTACAAAACAATTAGAAATAGATGTATTCTGATTACCGCCTATTCCAAACAACATTGATCCACCAGGAATTGCATATTTAAAATTGTCTAGTAGTCTTTCAATTTCTTCTTTTGCAATTGGATTGGGATATTTCTGTTCTATTCTGTAAAACTCAGAAATTAGTAATTCAAACATTTTTTTAGGAGAATGTACCATTGGACGTCTAAATTTATCTTTCCATACGGTATTTCTCATAACATCTCCATCAAAATATTCTGACGAGATTTTATCTTTAGCAACAAAATCCCTTGGGTCTACATCGTCAGGAATTTCTTCATTTGTAATAAATAAGACGGCTTTCCCTTCATGTTCATAAATGTTAAAATATACAGGAGTATCATCACTATAGATTGTTCCTGTTTCTTCATGTAGCAACGTTCCGTCTGGTTGTTCTATCCAAGCCATTATTTTTATTATTTTAATTTATTAATTTGTTTTTTTATTATTTTATAAGAATCTAAATTGAATCTTTTTCAGGTATTTCATTTAACCAAAACGTTCCACTAGAATCATATGGCCAAAACCAGCTTGTATAGTTTATTGTCCCAGCATCTTCTTTCATTTTATCGAATAAAAAGTTAGATTCTGGTCTATATTCATATAAAAAGAATGAATTTTCCCCACTATGTTTTTGGACCACATTGATTTGTAGCTTGTATTTATGTGTTTTAAAATAGTCAGAGATTGTGGGTTTTATAGTTTTTATAAAATTCTCTCGTTCTTTTTTGGTAGATGCTTCTACTGCTTGTTTTGTAAATACAATTTTCCCCAAAGGGAATTCAACCTCTATATCCCATACATAATCTGGGAAAAAGAATTCTGTATATTTTTTTATTAAATTATCCATTTATGGAACAAATTTTTTTATTAATACTATAAATTTCGTAAAATCATATCTGTATTCTCCTAACTTGTTATTTGTTTTAGTAACAAGAAATGGATAATATTTCAACACTAATAGACCAAACTTTTCTCTTTGTTTATTAAATCTATTCAAAATAAGATTAAATGAACTTGTTTGTGGAAAGTTCGGAGTACCAGCATATTCTAATAGTGTTTCAAATCCTTGTGAGATCAATAGGCTTCTATTAATTACCATATAATATAATCTAATTTGTGTTTTAATAAATAATCATTTGCAATACTAAAATGTTTACATCCAAACCATGAAGATGGGTTTCGATTTACGTTTAATGGAGAAGGATGTCCAGATGTTAGTATTAAGTGATTTTCTGGTTGTTTAATTATTGGAATAGACTTTTGAGCTTCAGATCCCCATAACATAAAAACAATATTAGGTTTATATTCTGATAATCTTGAAATTGCTGTTTCAGTAAATTTCTCCCAACCAATTCCCTTGTGACTGTTTGGAGTATTCTCTTCTACTGTTAGTACTCTATTAATTAAAAATACTCCTTGCTTTTCCCATCGTTCAAGAGATGGAGATTGTTTTATATCCCATCCATCATAACAGTCATCCTTAACCTCTTTTAATATATTTACCAATGACTTGGATATATTTAGAGTCCATGGATAATTAGAAAAAGCCCTGCCGTCGTACTCCCCTCCAGTATACGGATCTTGCCCTATTACTAAAATCTTAATTGTATTTGGAGATGTATTTCTAAATACTTGTAAAGCACTAGATATATCTTCTGGATATACTTTGGTTTTTTGTTTACTTTCTCTTATACGACTACATAATTCTCTAAAATATGGTTCCTTTAACTGGTCTCCAATTAACCTATTCCATCCTTCTCCTAATAAACTATTTGACATTTTTATGTGTCATATTATATACTTCATATGCTACAATAATATCATCTATATTAGGAAGTCTTGCATGCATACTAATATAATCTTTATATCCCATATAACTTAATTTTTGAGAAAGTCGATCTAATAGTTTTGTAATTACAAATTCAAACAATGGTATAACTTCAAATTCGTCCTTCTTACTGTTTAATAACCATACCAAAATTGGCGCATATTTGTCAGGAAGATTTAATGTTCCGTGATCCGTTTCTGTAGAGATATAACAATCTGTTGCTTTTTCAATTATTATTTCATCGAATTCTGGAAATAATTTTTCAGTTATTTCTATTAATTTATTTAATTGTTCTATAGATATGTCCATTTTATTATTTAGTTAATATTTCAAGAATTATGTATACCATCTCATCTTGTTCTTTCCCTGAATAATTAGGAAGTCCATATTCGTATTCATCGTAATTTCTTGCATACAAATCCAATTCTCTAAGTATTTCTAATGCTTTTTGTTCGTTATTCATTTCGTTTAAATGATTTTAATTTGTTAATATAGTTGGTATCAGTAGAATACTGATAGTTGATTAGAAATTGATAATAATCTCCACCATTATAATATCTTTGTTGATAAAGTTTATAGTCTTTTATGGACTCGATATAAGAATTATAATAAGCGTGTCCTAATGCAGACTCTATTGACGTAGTTGGTCTTATCATTGGATGTTTCATACCAAAGAGATTATTGTTTTCTTTAAAAACTTCTGATTTAAAATTGCCAGTTTCTAATTTTACTTGATTAAAAACAATATCTTTTTCTTTAACATCATAAAACTCTAATAACATCAATACATTTTCTGGAGAAAACTCTAATAGATTTGAAATACTATCCTTAAGAGTACAAATTGAATCCTGAGCCATTTTAAGGCGATTTGAGACAGTCATATGTTTTTTGTTACCTATTATCGATACTGTACCAATCATGCTTAAAATTATGATTAAAACGATCACGAAGTCCGGTATCATGTATATCGTATATGTTTTATTCTTCTTCATCTCTTAAACTACAAATTTCTATTACTATTTTGGGAGTTTCGCCTTCTTCAATAGGATAAAACCTAGTAGGGATGTCTTGAACGTGTAATTTATCGTCATCTATAATTTTAGGCGGATACATTTCTCTATTTGGAACCATTTGATAAACAGATTTTCCTTTTTTATCAGTTCCAGAATCTATTTTATCGAATAAAACGTTGCCGCTGAGTGAGTCGTGTAAACTTTTTCTATAGAAGTATACCATATTATCTAAATCTTCTCCTTCGTTTACGTTATCATAAAAATCAATACGTATACTTAATGGATATATTAATTCATCTAGTAATGGAGGAATTTCTGAAGTTTGTTCATATAAATATTTCTTTAATTCTGAAGCTACCTTACTCCTAATATGATAATTTATACCTCGCCAAATTTCTTGGCCACGTATTGTATGCATTTTAGGACTTCCACTTGCTGCACGTTTAATTACTCGTTCTCTAGTTTGTTTATTAATTAAATATTTACCTTTAAATATATATTCATCTGAACTATATTTCTTTGGTATGGCATCTTCTACGGTATAATATTTTGCTCTAGAAGATTTAGACAATGGAACACGTTTTATATAATTAGGGATTTCAACCCTTGATAATAAAATCATGTTATAATTCCAATTTGTGTTAGTAATTCTTGCATAAGAATTTTCCCTTCATTTATATTTTTATTAGCCACATAATCACTAATATCTTTAATATTAAATTCCTTTGGAACAACAATAGAAGGTATTCCAAAAGAGTTTGTGATTATATTGGCTCTATTTATTCCAGTGGTATCATTATCGTAAAATATAACTATATTTACAAAACGACTTCTAAGTAAATTAAATGTCCTAGTATGTAATATCGTTGATTCACTTTGTAAACTTATAGAATTATATCCTATTTCATATAATACCATGACATCCTTAAGGCTTTTGGTAATAATTAATAAGTCTCCAAATAATGGAAGTTGATCATATCCCTGTAATATCTCTGGTGTACCATTATATCTCCATTTTGTGGATTTATCAGTTGTAAGAGGATTGTATATCTTATAATAAATATTACCATTTTCAACAAATTTATAAGCATATAATGGATGTATTCCATCATACCTTATCATTGGATAGTTATTATAAAAGCATTCCATAATAGGGATAACGTTAAATAGCGCTAACGTTTTAGTAGATATGCCATATTGGTTCCAAAACGAAATATCATTATCGTCAAAACATCTTGACTTTATTTGTATCTCTTTTCTTATTTTATCGTATACTCTAGCTGGCCTTTTAACAAATGTTATATTACTATTATAGTTTCCTTTTAAATCTTCTGTAATGTGTGTTAATGCATCTTGAAAAGAACAGTTATAACACCTCATTACAAATTTTACTACTGACTCTGGTTTAGACTGCATAGAATCTCCCCAATCTCGCCATAATACAGCTCCATCTGACATGCGAATAAACGATAATGATGGATCTATCTCTTCCCTAAATGGTGATAAAAAATGCCTTTTAAAAGAGATTGGATGACCTAAATAGTATTCATAAATATCTTCATCTGCTACATATTTCACATTCTTGCCTTTCTAACTATTCCTTGATAATCTCCAACAAATTCTATATAAGTTTTATCGTCTTCTATAACGCCTCTATCAATAAACAGTTTAATAATAGATACTAAATCTTTTCTATTATCTATGTCTTGGAATAGGAGGACATCTCCAATAGACATCCTCCACGCCAAGTCATAAATATATTTAGGATATAAATCCATTAGAATGCAATACCGTCAGTCTCAAGTTCTTTATCCAATTCAGCTACATCTATATCTTTACTAGCTGGTTTAATAAAAGAATCGGATTTCTTTGCCATCTTATCAAGTGTTTTTATATGTTTAGATGGATCAAACTCGAATCTGCTTTCTGATGCAGGAACAGAAATTGACTCACAAAAGTTAGATAATCTAAGCTTTGTTGACAATCCAACTTCATGATTTGCTTTTTCATATTCTTCACCAAGAAACATGCACCGAAATGGCTTATTGATAAATGCCTTTTTTAATTGAGGAACTATTAATTCTGCTGGCATAGCAGTTGTTGGAAACAAACATTCAAAGATTTCTTTAATCCTTCTTGATGTCCATTCAATTCCATTTGGAGTAGAACAAAACATTCTTTCTGTATGTGTTCTAGTGCCTTGTAAGTTTTCAAACGTTATATCAACATAATCTTTCCCGTTTGTATTTACACCTTCTTCTATATTAACAATTTTTACTTCATGAGCTCCTGGAGAAATATGAGCTTTATACTCATTCGTATCTTTAGGTTCTACGCTAGTTAAATTGAACTTCAAATTACCCATTCTTTATTGTTTTTTTAATTTATTCTTTATTATGATATGCCCTGATTTTCTCTATTATCGCAGCATAATCATTAGGTTCTCTTAATTCGAGACACCCTTCAGGAGATTTAGCCTCTCGACCAGATCCATCCTTATTTGTTAGAAAATAATAGTTTGGTACTCCATCTAATCCTTCTTCTACATCACTATGTAATACATAGGTAAAATAACTTGGTATCTTTATGACATTATCCAATAGTTTCATTGCTACTTTATATTTCTATAAAGATTAGACTATATCTTAATTAACTGTTTTTAAGTTTAAACACGAATCCATTTGTATGATGATATTGACCTTTTACTACTCTGACAAGATTTGCTCTATCTGTATTTGTTTCTCTAGCAGCCATTCTAATTGATGGATATTCTGCTATAAAATTATCGGATAAATCAAATTGTAATATTGCCTTCCCATATTTACGAGTTAATGTTTCAGATATTTGTTTTTTATTGTTTTCGGATCTTATTAATCCAGTAAGTCTATCTGATATTTTTCTTCGCGTTTCTGGTGATCTTTTTTGACCTCGTAGTTTTTCGCTTCGTTTTTCAATTGATTCCCTCGAGAACTCTTGATGATGATTTCCATCTCCGCCATCTGTCATATTTGTTAAATTTCCAATTGATCTGTAATATAAGATCCAATATTGTTCTCGTTCTATCCAATTTTCATCCGTACATGTTTCTATTTGTTCTATTATAGGAAGTTGGTCGTTAGCTACTAAAGATTTAATCCAATTAATCTTTTTTGTTTTTTGTCCTTTCCGATAATCTAAATGTTCTTTTAATCGTGTTTCGATTGCTCTATATGTTTTCCCAACATATTTTACTTCATTTGTATTCGGATCAATAAGTTTATAAATATTTATATCCATGTATATTTTTTATACAAAGATACTATATTTTTATATTATATCCAAATAAAAATACAATTAATTTCCGCTGTTTCCAATATTATTTTAATAATATTGTACTCTCTTTCGAGATAGTCGTTGAACGTTCCCCTATTCGGGGCTTCGCTGCTGATTGTCCAATACAAATAATTTTCAACCATCACATCTATCTGTATTTCATGATTATGTTGTGGTTTATTTGTCTCTAAGGATATTCCAGCAATTAAGCGGATACGGGCAAGCTATTCACCCGGTGTGGCCAACGTTGTATGGTTAAACCCGTTCTGATCTTTATCGACCTGGATATGTCCTATTATAATAACAGTTAAATCTTCCCTAAATATATTTTCCATCTCTATTAATGCACTAAATGCATCAACTGCTAGATTGGTCCATTTTTCATAACCTTTATCATTAGCCTCCTCCATAACTCTACGTCCGAATAGATGACTAATATCTTCTATAACAACAGTCTGAAATACACTACCTTTATTTACTGCTTCTAATGCTTTTCTAACATCTTTAAAATCTTTTACTCTAACTATATTTTTACCTTCTTTATATTTGTTTCTAGATCCCATAAATGGTAGATCCTTGCTATTTGGTTTAATAATTAGAGTTGTTTCGGGATTTAAGTTTATGATAGCCCTGGATTTTCCCGAACCAGGAGTACCTTCTACAAGAATCATTTGTGCCATAATATTGTATTAATTAACATTGCGTGAGCACGTTAACTACAACACTAAAATAACCGGAATCTTGTTTTTAAATCATTTAAAGAATTTATTCTCTTATATCCTACGTCATAATGTATATTATGCGGTTGGTTCATAAGAAAACATACTACTCCATTAGTATTTAATTCCATATAATTGGAATATTTATCATCTACAAAAATATCTATTCCAACTTGTTTCGCAATAATGGATTTTGTGATATCTTTGGTGGTAAAATATACTGGAGCAAGCGGAAGGTTACAGTTTTTTAACCATTGTACCGCTATTTCTGGTTTACATGTTTCTCTTTTTGTAATATAACAGGTAGGTTCTACTGGGAGATCCTCTGATTTTATTAATGGCTCTATTGACAACCAAAATTCATCGGATAACCCACCCATATGTTCTTCTACAGAAGAAGTTTGGGTCCAATGAGACGGATCTACATCTGGATATACTTTCTTAAATGCTTTTAAAAAGTTTGCACACACCCCATCTAAATCCAATCCTAATTTTCTAGATTTGATTGATCTTAACGCCCTATCATCTCCTTCTGGATATGTTGTAAAAAAATGATTCAAAAATGCTGCGTTTGCTAAAAGATGTTCAGAATGTAACAATCCTGATTCAGGATCTATATCTTCACGTCTTATAATCGCATTAAGATGTCTTTCTAAAGCACCTATAACACGAGACCATTTTAACCCTTTTTCCCAATTTCTATCCGAATATTTATTAGCTCCAAACGTTAGAACTCTTCCCAATCCTGTATATACTGTATCTGGTATTAAATCTAATCTTAATTTTTCTTGATCGTTTTTAATTGCTTGATTCGTCATATGGATATATTAAATTTCCATGTGCAAAATCCTGTCTCATTCTTAATAGTCCTTCTTGCCCATATAATCTTGATTTTAGAAAATGCCATGCTATTAAATTTTTAGTTGGAAATGCACTAATACCATAATTAGATATTTGAATCAATTCTGGTCTATTAATAAGTATAATGGTATCGGCAGCCATAAAGACACTTTTACTTGAGTGTATATCAGTTTTTTTAGGATAGTGCAACATTGGATTTTTTATCCTATCTGGTTGTTCTATCTTATCGTTTAACTGACCTAACATTATGACCATTGCTCCGAAATCCTTTTTAATCATCATACCTAATTTCGCCATACTTGAAACAAGTTCTACTTCTCCAACTTCGTCTAAGTGTTCCATTAACAATGAATGGTCGATTGTTATAATTAATTGATGTTTTGGATATTTCTCTTGAAATCCTTTTATTGTATTATAAATTTGTTGTCTATTTCCAGATGTTTCTACATAGAAAATAATATCATTATCTATATGTTTAGACGTTTCTTTAACCATATCATAGTAGTCCTTGCTTAATTTTTGATATGAAGACATCAATGTACTAAAACTAGTTTTAAGTCTACTACTATAGGTTCTGATTATTTCGTCGTCAGCTCCCATCTCAAATGAAAATGCCAATATCTTAAATGGACGTGGATAATTAGCGTTTAATTCGCTAGCAAAATCCTCTCGTAACATGTTTAAGATAAATGATTTTCCACTTCCAGATGGACCTGCTATAAATGTATTTTCCCTAAAATGGAAACATCCGCCCAATGCTAAATTAACTTTGTCCCAACGGCATAGGAGACCAGGATATTGGGTATCCATGGCCTCCTTTATTTTTGCGTTGGCTCGTTCTATCGCCTCACCCTGCGATATAATTTTTAAAACGTTGTTATTTTGGTCATAACTCATTACCTCCGAAAAGTTCTCCTTGAACTATTTCCGGCTCAGATGTTTTAACGTTATTAAGAATGTCTTCGCATTCTCCAGCTAACATGCTCACTCCATTTTTTTCTATGAAGTTAGGAGCCAAAGTTGTATAATCGTATCCGTCTAGTGATTTTACAAATAGATATCGTTCAGTTGCCTGCATAATAATCTCCTTTGTATACTGTGGATTTCGTTTTATAAACTTTGTTAATTTTGTCTTACAGCCATTTGAGTCTGTTTTGACATAATATCCTCCTGATTTAACACCTTTAGGCCATAGATCAAACCATTTATCCATCCATTTGGAGACTGGTTCGACATCTAATAGTCTTAAAAAATTTTCTTCGTAAATTCTAAAGTTTTCTACCGAATAACTATTAACAGATACACTTCTTAATAGTTTCCTACTAATTAAGTCATCTATAAGAGGTTTATTTAATGTACCAAATGTATTATAGTATAATTTGGATTCTTCATTCCATCCATTATATACAAACATACACAAGGTATATTGTTCTATTGTTAATCCATAAGATATAAGTTGTTCTGTTGTAACGTTTATATTCATTTATTCATGCAATTAAAAACCCATATATCCTCATCTTTAAAATCAGAATATTTTTTTTGGACAATATCACCAGAAACACCAGCAAAAGCTTTACGCATACATACTACCTCTGATGTATCATTGACGTATGTTACAATATACAAATGAGAAAATGCATGACATACGTTTCCTGCTAGAAAGTTAAATTGTACAATTTGTCCAACCCCACATGGCGCTGGATTAGGTTTTTTAATTACTGAAGATAAATCGTTTTTTTCTTCAATTACAACAATATCTTCCTGATCCTTTTGTTGTACCATAGTATTTGTTTTCTTCATTAAATCTCCATATCCGTTTGGTAAAAAGAATAAATCAAATTCATTATCCCGCATTAATAATTGATTGTTTTGTATCATTATTGAAAATGCAGAATGTTTCGTTTTAGGAAATACTCCTAATATAAAACATGATCCTAATTTATCCCCATTGGGGGGTTGAGTCAACGATTTGAAATAATCTCCGTTTACTTTTAACGAACCATCAACGTATTTGTCTGATGTATTTTTTCTAGAAATGAATAAATAGTCTCTATGAGAAGCAGTTACTGCTACGTCATCACGCTTAGCCTCTCCAGCAATAAAAAACAACGGGCACTGAAGTATCGACCTAGATTGATTTATTCCAGTAATATACGGTTGCCTAATATATCTACATGGATCATTTGCAGCTAATAATTCTCTAGAAACTATAATAGTCGCATTTTCTAGACTACCATGTTTATGAAAAGAATCAATATAATTAATAACATCATCACCTGATCTTAAACTACGATTGGTTATAGCAGTGCCATATTTTTCTGAAGCTATGGTAATACTATACACTATCGAGGCAGTGGTCCCATATACCTTTAAGGCTTTACATAATCCCTCTATATTCTGACTGGTGTTTTTAATTATTAATGATGATACTGGTATCATAATGTTACAATCTTTTTTATTCCTGGATTTATGATTACATTTTTATTATGATTATCATCATATTCCATATTTTCTATTTCTGATTGATTACCATGAATACTTCTATCAAATAATTCTGTTCTATTTGTAATGTAGTCAGATAAATATGTCCCCTTGTTTGGATATACCGTTTTCATAATGGTTTTTATGGAAATTGATGGTGATCGTATAATTTCTCTCTTATGATTTTCAACAAAAGATACAATACCCATACATATTAAGATCCAATTACGAATTTTAATAAAATCCATCGTGGCAGAATGATTCCTAATCTCTAAAGTATGATTACCTTCTCCTTTTAGGTTAAATAATGTTGGTACTAAATTATACCACCAATATCTTGGAGTAGATCTATCATAATTACAATATCTTCCTGCTGGATGATTAAACTTTTTATTAATGTTTGGACCAGCAGCTTTACCCAAAGAGATTATTTTAACAATAGAATCATAATACTTATCTATTAGAATATCATAAGGGATACCACGTTGCTTAAGGTTAATATTAAGATGTTTTATTGGTTGACAGTGTTCTCTATGTCGCCTAGATTCGGGCATCATATTAAACAGTTCTTTCTCAATTGATTCACATAATTTGTAAGATAATACTACAAATTCCTTATTAAATATAATGTTTCCTAAATGTACATGTATAGAACACGTATTGTTAACTTTACATCTTTTAGAAATTTCATAACAAATCTTGTACAAATGCGCGAAACCCATATCACCCTTTAATACTCCAGTGGTATATTCTCCACCAGTATCCTTATGCCCAGACGAGTCTGTTACAGATCCATCATATTGACAGTCAATATTTAAATCTCTATGAACATATGGTGGTATAAATCCTGTGTATGTTTCCGCTTCTACCCCAAATGTATACTGTTTACCTTCGGATATTAGATAAGTGGGAGAAATTGCACCATATTTCATACATTCCTTATAGGAAGTTTTATCAAATTTGGGATGCGGAAATCTTTCATACTTTCTAGTTGGTAATTTTCCCAACATAGACTTATGAACAACAGCTCCGTATGGAATATGTTCTACCATATTTGGTATAGACAAAGCTTGTTCTAGAGTTGCCGTCCTGCCTTCTTGACCATTTTCATTTATAACTAGTACTGCGTCGTTGTTGTCAGCAGAAATAAGCCCAAACTGATATTTTCTACCAGCACTTTCTACTACTAATTCTTTGGTAGACGATATACCGGCATAAAGTATCCTATTTGGATATATAGCGTCATGAAATATTGCCGGATCAAATCTGCTTACGATGGTTCCTTTTGGAGTTCTATAAATTGGAATAACATCATCAATACAGATTTTATGACCATTAATATCGGTTACTCCAACTCCTTTATACTTTTTTTGAGTATAAAAATCTGTAAACATATTTATTTATCAATTTGAGGTTCTGAAACTATATCAATCGAATCAGTGTCTATCCATTTTGTGATATCCTCTAACCCAACCTTAATGTGCCTTAAATCTACAGCAATCTCTGCCGACCAAGTACCTGAAACATCAGCAATATCGTTATAAACATCATCTATCTTTGCATAGATATCGCTTAATTTATCAATTAATAATTGTGAGTTAATATATGTTTCTTCTCCTAATACTTTTACGTTTGCTTGTATATTTAGTAATGACATAATAATTTTAGTTCTATTTGTTAAACGATTCTCAGCTAATACCAATTCATCGTCGGTACATACTCTACAAAAATAGTCTGGGATAATATAGGTTTTACTCCAATCTATAAGATCCACACAATACAGCATTCTTTTTCTTCCTTCTTCTTCAACATCTTTACAATATAAAATTGTATTTATACTTAAAGGGCTTGTTGAAGCTTGTTCTTTAACTATAATTACAAAAGTATCTTTTTTGATATTGTTTTCAGCTTTCTTGAAAAATGCTGCACTTCTTTCTACTACTACTCCAGCATTATTTATTACACTAACAAGGTAATCCGTAGACATTGGCGTTGTTGTAACTTTGTACAATTGGCCAATGGTAAATCCACCCATAGGACTTATATTTTCTACGAAATCTCCACATTTAAGTGTTTTTAAATATGAGGAATAAGAGTTACTATAATTGTTGAATACTGTTGTTTTTTTCGTGGGAATAGTGATGTTGGAAGTATTAACGATTTCTCCTGCTTTAATTGTATAAATACAATGAGTTTTTATTTCTTTAATACTTTCACATCCTATAATTTTTAAGGAGTTCTCAAGTGAAGACAAATAAACCCCTTCTCCTTTAATATATCCACGAAATAATGGCCTTTCAGCGTTCCTATAACAATATATTGTATCTGGTTGATCTTCTTGCGTCCAAATTGTAGCAACTGCACCATCTAATGATTTAAATACATCTACATGTTTATTCATTGATACTGCTTTAGCTAATATCTGAGAATCCACTTGATAATCGTTATATTTCCATCCAACTATTGACGCAATTTCATGCAATTGTTTTAATGTTCCATTATGAATTAAAATTGATTTGTCATACTGAAATGGATGAGCATTATTAGCATCAGTTTTATTCCCAAAGGTACTTGCTCTGCAATGCCCCAAAAACCTATTTTCTGGTATAAGGGAATATTTTGCAAGAAAGTCTATGGCAAGGATAGCATCTTTTGTTATGGCTCCGTTATTGTACATCCCGGTAGCGTCAACTCCTCTTGACATATTACATAGTATTAACTCTTTAATTCTGTCAACATTAAAACTGGCGTCACCAGAAAATCCAATTAATCCACAATAAAAAACTCCTTGTTTTTTTATAAATAAAGAGTTAATTGAATTAATAAATGCTATTATTAAAAATAGTGTTATTACATTCATTCTTTTAGTTTGTTATTAATAATCTTTAAAATGTTTTTACAAAATAATCTTAATTCGTTTATATTTGCATTGTTTTTCATCATGTTAGCCTTAAGTGATATAACCATAATATTTCCTTTTACATATCCTAAATTTGGAATAATTCTATCAAGAGAAGGAGAGTTTGGTGCTCCTCCATATTCTCCATTATGTTTTGAAATTAATGGGATGTTTAATATGGGACATACTTCTGGGATTATAATGTCAGATATCTCTATATTAAATGGTAGATTATTCTTTTTTGATCTATGTTTAGCACAATTATACATTGTCACTTCTGGAGTATGATCTGCAATAAATGCTCGATATTCTTTTTTACGATCTCTGTATTCTTGACTATTCTGATAATCTACTACCTTTTTACTTTTCCTATATTCAGTATCATAGTCTTGTTTGCATTTTTTACACCAGGGGCTAAGTCCATCCTTAAACGATGGAGATACATGAAACATATTGTCTTCACAATTATTTCCGCACTTTTTACATATCTTCATATATTTTTTTATACAAAGATACTGTATTTATATACGAAATCCAAATATTTATGTGAGAAAATAATAACAAACTTTATGTTTTCTTAATCCACACATAGTTTATTTTTAAATAGATTTATATTTAATCTGTTTTTTATTCTTCAGGAATAAATCTTCCTACAGTAAATTTTTCATCTTTACCATTAACCTCAATTATGTAATGACTATTGTCGTCAGTAATACCCTTTGGGTAATACACTTTATTATACAATAGTTGTGTCCCTTTACCAAACTTACAGATTAACCCTTTTGGTTTTGGTTGTTCTACTTTAGGTTTTGGTACAGGTTTAACCACTTCTTCTATTTTAGTTGGTTTTGTAACAAGTTCAAACCTTGATCTGCCATATCTTTTTTCGATATTTGCATCATTTTTAATATAATAGTAATCACGACTTGAATTTACTACTTCATAAACTTTATTGAGGGTAATTAATGAAAATCCCTCGGCGTTAATACATTTAATTTTTTCCATAATTTAATATAATTCGTAACTGTAATTTGTTATATTTACTGTAATATCTAAATCTCCTAATAGTAAAAACTTATCTTCACCTAAATGTTTTTTTGCCTTTATTGGCTCATTTAGTGGTTGCATATATGAGGTAGCAACTTTATTTAAGTTACCTCCTTGTGGAACGATTAAGATTGTCTGTTTGTTAATTGTTCGTTTTTCCATACAAAACTAATTCCTTGTTTAAATTTTGAATAATCCCATTCGGGAATTTTAG